AATCTGCTTGGCGTATTTATGGGGCAACCGCTTAACCTGAAAAATTTGCCGGATCAAATCTCAGGCGGGGAGTTTGAGGGGTATGTTGAGGGCTGGTCATGGAGCACAAGATTTAACGAGTTATTCTTAACGCTAAACCTGTCGCCTGTGGCATTTAGTCAGGTGGCAATGCGTTGGAATACTGTTCCAATAAATGAAACATTCCAAACGATAGATCAAACTCTGACATGGGAATACGCTACAATCGTATCCTGAGAATAGGACAATATGGCAACCACTACCAATTACGGCTGGACAACACCGGATGACACAGCTCTGGTCAAGGATGGCGCATCGGCAATTCGCACACTCGGATCATCTGTTGACACCACAACAAAAAACTTAAATCCTGAAACAACTCTTGGCGATCTATCTTTTCGCTCATCAACATCTAATGTAAATACAAGAATTCCTATTGGATCATCAGGACAACATTTAACTGTTGTTGCGGGTGTGCCAGCATGGTCAACAGCAAGCGATCAAACACCATTAACTACCAAGGGGGATTTATTTACATTTTCAACAATTGATGCAAGATTAGGCGTCGGCGCAAACGGCACCACACTTGTAGCGAATAGTGCTACTGCAACAGGGCTTGAATGGCAGGCTGCCTCATCAGGCGGTATGACCTCTTTAGCATCAGGCAGTTTAAGTTCACTCTCCACATTAGATTTAACTTCAATTAGTCAATCGTATGTGCATTTGCAATTATGTTTAATTGATTGGGAACTTTCTGCCGATTCAAATCTTAATCTTAGAATCAACAACGAATCGCAAAACTATTATTTTATGTCAGGTCAAACTGGCATTAACAGCGGAAGCACAACGACGACTGCGTTGTATAGTATGAATATTAATTCATTGCTATCTTTAACTGGTGCGGCAGCCGATGCTGGTGCTTATCGTAATTTAACTGTTGTTAATGCGTATAATTATACTTCAACTATATTTGCATTAGGAGATGTGCAATCACAAAGCAAACGGAGCACAGGTGCTGATGAATTATTTGACAGCCAATGGACTTACAATCGCACAACAAATAATGCACCAATAACTGAACTTAATATTTTTTTAGATAGCGGTAATTTTACAAACGGCACTTATGTTCTATATGGAGTGAAATAATGAGTAAAACAAAGTTAATGCGCACAGTTGTAGATTGTGCAACTAATCAAGTCACAGAGCGTGAATTTACTGTTGAAGAATATGCACAATACGAAGCAGACCAAAATGCACAAATTGCCAAACAAGCCGAAGCCGAAGCAAAAGCGCAGGCTAAGGCTGAGTTACTTGAGCGTTTAGGCATAACTGCTGACGAGGCTAAATTACTCTTAGCATAATCTTGAGGAACTATGCCAAACTTATTAGAGATTGCTAAAGCTGAGATTGGCTATCAGGAGCAGCCGGTCAATGATACAAAGTATGGCAAATGGTATGGCTTAAACAACCAGCCTTGGTGCGCCATGTTTGTATCTTGGTGCTACAACAAAGCAGGACTTGGTGGCTATATTGCAGCGCAATCCGGTAAAGGGTTTGCAAGTTGTGATCATGCACTTAAATGGTTTGCAATGCTTGGCAAGCTGATACCGGTCGGACAGGCAAAAGCCGGTGATATTGTTTTCTTTCAATTCGACAAAGATGCTGAGCCGGATCATGTCGGCATTGTCAAATGGAACAACACAGCATTGAAATACTTGCAAGTAATTGAGGGCAATACCTCATCCGGTAAAGCAGGAAGCCAATCAAATGGCGATGGTGTTTATTTACGCAAACGCAACTACGCACTAATCATGGCAGTTGCCCGACCATAGGAGATGCATGAAACTATCAAATAAACACAAGGCAGCAATCAAGTCATATTTAAGAGCTGTGGCTGCATCCGGCATAACTGTTGCACTTGCAATCGTTGCTGATATCAGACCAGAGTTTGCAGTATTACTTGGCGCATTGATTGCACCAGTAGCAAAAGCAATTGATCCAAATTCAGGGAGCGAAGCAGACTATGGCGTTAATGCCAAATGACCCCTCAAGAATGGGCTGGCTTTTCGGCTGGCGTTTGCGCTGTGCTAACCAGCGTGCTGATAGGGTTTCGTTTCTTAGTTAAAGGCTGGCTCAATGAGTTGCGCCCAAATTCAGGCACAAGCATCAAGGATCAAATTACTAGACTTGAGAAGCGTGTTGATGATCTGTTTGTCTTAATCAGTAAGCAATAATTTTCCTATGGCGAACACACGAAAACCTATCAAACATAAAAAGATCAATCGTCGAGTAGTTCGCCAAACTCGTGAAATGACGAAAATAGATACGCATTTTATTACATTGCATGAAGCATTTACAGCTGCTAAGCGAGCAGGTTTTAGTAAGGAAATGGCGTTTTGGATTATGCAAGAGCCAAACGCTTTGCCCGACTGGATCTCCAACGATAAACCTGATGCGATAATTCCACGCATCGATCCGGATGAGGATGACGACTAAACCTAATCGAAGGTATTTAGTAGTTCCTGATTTACAAATTCCGTTGCACCATGTTGCAGCTGTTAGGAATTTGATTGCGATGACAAAGCGAGAGAAGTTTGACTTTGTTTTAAATTGTGGTGATGAGTTGGATTTAGGATCTCAAAGTCGTTGGGCAAAAGGAACTAAATTAGAGTTTGCCGAAACACTTGATGAGGAACGATCACTTGGTCAAGAGATACTTTACGACTTAGGCACGACCGATGTCATAAGATCAAATCATACCGACCGGCTTTACACCACATTGCTTAAAGGTGCGCCATCTTTGATTGGATTGCCAGAGTTGGCTTATGACAAGTTTATGGATTTTGCAAGTCTTGGCATTAAATACCATCGCAAGGCGTATGAGTTTGAAAAGGGCTTTTATTTAGCACATGGCGATGAAGGCAACATGTCTAAGCATGCCGGCATAACTGCCTTAAATTTGGCTAAGAAATGGGCGGGGAGCGTTGTTTGTGGGCATTCCCATCGTCAGGGCGCAGTCCGACATACAACTGGCTTAAATGGGCGTTATTCAACGATTTGGGGCATTGAGGCTGGACACCTTATGGACATGAGGCAAGCCGGATATCTCAAATACAATTCAGCTGACTGGAACATGGGATTTGCGGTAATTCAGTTTGGCAAAAAAGGTCATCAAGTAGAGTTAATACCGGTCAATCAAGATGGATCATTTACTTATAACAAGCGCAACTACGCTTAATCGTTATCATTTCGTTATCAAATTACTGCTACAAATCCACGCAATGTCCTTGATTTAGGTCATACTTTATGTATCTGCACAGGGTGTGTGGATATGTAAGGGAGATACATGAAGTTAGACACAGGCAGCCGACAAGCTGCTTTTGATTATGCAAACAAAGGTTGGGCTGTATTGCCTTTGTTGCCAAACAAAAAAGAACCGCACTTTGATCTATGCCGTAGTGCTTATTTATCAGCTACAACAGATCATAAACTTATTGACTTTTGGTTTGATTATGACCAAAACATAAACATTGGCATAGCCTGTTATCAATCAGGCTTAGTTGTGTTTGACATTGACTACCGCAATGGTGGCGAATTGTTACCTGAATTTGAGCCAACATACACAGTCCAAACAGGTGATGGCTTACATCTTTATTACACAGCTGCAAAATCTGATGTATTTAAGGGCAAGTTAGTTGATGGAATCGATATTAAATGGAAGGGTTATGTTGCAACCGCACCATCTATTCATCCCTCAGGATTAAGATATACAGTAATTGATGACCGAAATCCGGTTGCAATGCCTAAACAAATAAGGGAGTGGGCAACAAAATGAAAATTAACGGAATCACAATTTTATTGTTTATGATGGCAACCGGCTTATTAGCCTACGCACTTAATTTATGGCAAACCGAAACTTACAATCGGGGTTATTGGCGTGGCAGGGCAATGGGTTGGGATATGCACCGCAGAATGATTACTATCAAGCAGCAGTCAGATGAAGTCTTTGATTATGACAAACAGGGTTAAGCTGCTGGATGAGTGCGCAAGCATCCTTACCGATCGTGGATCGATTTACGGCAGCAGTCGAACAAATCACGAACGGATCGCAGAACTCTGGACTGCATATCTTGGAGATTACATATCGCCCATGCAGGTCGCAATGTGCCAACTGCTTGTCAAAGTCAGCCGGCTGTCTGAAACCGCTAATCACAAAGATAGTGTCAAAGACATCATTGGTTATGCAGCAATTTATTCCGAACTCTTTGAACAATACGAAAATGACTTTGGAGTAGATGATGGCATTTAACATGAACGATTACGAGGATGTGGCAACACTTAACAAATGGTTTATTGGTAATTATCCGATGGGTAGATCCGATATCTCAGTTGTAAGCCATGATCCGGTGAATGGTTATATCTTGGTGCAAGCAACATTATGGCGTGATGCAAAAGATGCAACACCAGCTGTAAGCAACATTGCATTTGGATCAAGAGAAACCTATATCCCAAACATGAAAAAGTTTTATGTTGAGGATACTGCTACATCAGCACTTGGAAGGGCAATAATTATACTTAAGGGGTCTGACAAGACTGCAACAAAGGATGACATGAGAAAGGTAGAGAATGAACCGCTTAAAAACAATTACGGCAAAAGTGGCAACGCTCAGCTCATTGAATTGGCACTTAGGAAATCATTTAGAGATGATGCTAAGTCAGAAGGCGAACCGCAAGCGTGGTCAGTTGGAGATGCAATCGCAACCATACCGACCCAACCTCAACAACAAGAATGCACACATGGCATGATGATCCTGAAAGAAGGCACAGCTAAGACTGGCAAGCCTTATTACGGCTATGTTTGCAGCGCACCAAAGCCGGATCAATGTGATGCTAGGTGGGGCAAATTGACCGCAAATGGAAACTGGTATTTTGAAGGAGGTGAATAGATGGGTGATTTACAAATCATTGACGGCTCAGGCTTTACTGCAACATTTACAGATGCAGGAGTAAAGCTAGAGCCATCAATAGAGTTTTGCATAGCATGTAATGATGACAGGCTAATGCAGGATGCTAAGTATTTGGTTTGCTCACAATGTCATTGTAGGCAGTAGGCATTATACATGACATTATTTAAGTGCAATGGATGCAGTCGCAAGGTTGAGTTCCTGTGGCTGGATCAATTAGACACGCCCGAAGGTTTTAAAGCCTACCAATGCACTTCATGCGGTGCGGTTGGGATAAAAAACATTGTTGATGCTGAAAGCGTGCCGGATAGTGAAGTAAGTCGATGCATTAAGTGTGGTGATTGGCAGTTTAGGGAATTGCCTTGCCATACTTGTGCATTGATTAGGAGCAAATGAGTGATATCGATTGGGCGCATCAAAACGAGCTGAGAGAGCAATGGCTTATCGATAATCCAGAGGCTACTTATGGAGGATGGGTGTCAATATGAAAGCAAAGAGATCAGGCGAGCGCAACTCAGATCGACCTAATGGCAAGGCTTGGAAACAAAAGCCAAAGGTTAATCGCAAGACCGGTAATACTGAGGATGGCTACACAGCTGCAAAAATTGCAATTCGCAAAGGCAAGAGGGCAGCATGAGTGAGGTCGCAACTGGTGGTTGGGGAATTGTCCTTGATGAAACACATGACTTTGATGAAATTCGCATCGTGCCATTCTTATGCGTAAGACACGCATGATTTGCAATCAATTAGGTTGGATGTGATAACATAAAACAGCATTCGATCTTAAATCGAAAAGCTGAGCCAGCAAGGCGTAGGCTCGGAAGGTGCAGAGGTTTGGTCATCTCTTTGCTTATTGCATTTTGCATTTGCTTTTTAAAAGATTATTCCGTAGCTGCTCAAAACACAACAAACCATTACAGACAATATGCATTTATTCAATTAAATGATCTTGATGAATTTTATTGTATTGATGAATTATGGCATAAGGAAAGCAGATGGAAACCTGATGCAAAGAACCCACATTCATCAGCTTATGGAATACCACAATTGTTAAAGCTGAAAGAACGCAATGGATTTAAGCAAATTGATATAGGATTGCAGTATGTCAAACACCGATATCAAACACCATGCAAGGCACTTGCACATCACAGGCTTAAAGGCTGGTATTGATGAGTAAGTCAGCATTACGATCAACAGGATCTACAAGCCTGTGGCGTAAGATCAGGTCAAAGGTATTGGCAAGAGATCAATACACATGTTATTACTGTGGGCAAGAAGCTAATACAGTCGATCACATAATACCTAGAAGGTTAAACGGATTAGACACAATGGACAATTTAGTTTCAGCTTGTTCTAGATGCAATTATGCTAAAGGAGGGCGGTTTTTTGTGCGTAAAGC